CCCAAACCCACGGGAAGCGGGGCAGGGCGGGGTGTTTAAAAAGGGGTTACTGAGGGTGGTGCTTGTGCGCGGAACCGCGCTGGGCGAGCAGGCTTTGCGGCAGCAGCCTCGCCGGTACCGGGAAACGCAGATCGGCACGGGTGTCGATCAAGTGCACGACCGTGCAACTGGGGCTGTTGCCCCAGTCCACGCCGATCCACTTGCGCTGATTGATCACCTGCAATTCAGTCCAAGCGTTGTGCACCAGTCGCTCAGCCATGAAGACAGGCACTTCCAGCGACGTGGCCAAGTGACGAACGCAGTTTTCATAGAGTAGGTCCGAGTCCACCAGGTACTGCGCTTCGTGCCGTTGCAGGTAAGCGAACGCGGCACGTTGCATGCTGCTGCGGTAGTCGTGGGTCAACTGATCGTGGTTCATTGCGCACACTCCATTTCCATTTGGTCGAGCAGGTCGGGTTGATCGTTGGCGGTTTTCATCGCGGCGCGGCGCAGGGCGATGTCGGCAATGGGTAAGCGCACCGATGGGTTGGCCATGCCGCTGGGACTCATTTCGTGAGTCATTTCGAACTCCGCACGCACCGACCAGCCGCAAGCCTCGTTGGTGCATTGCAGGTAGGCCACGCGCAGGAAAATGTGTGTGCCTTCGCTGGTGCGGATGCGCATGCGGCCGAGGCAGTGCGGGCAGACAAGCTTGTAAGTACTCACCCGGCGAACCCCCGACCGTGCAATTGAATGGTGGCCAGCACTTCGGCGTAGCGGGCGGACATGTAGTGCATCAGGGCGTTGATGATGGCTTGGGCTTCGCAGGACTCAATGACACCGTCGTCGAGCGCTTTGGCAATAATCTGGTCAACCATGCCGCGCTTGGCGGCGGCTTTGACTGACCGGTTGTACAACTCGACGTTGTCCAGATCCGCCGATGCTGTCAGCGGGACGAACATGCCGCCGTATTTGGCTGCGATGTAGTCCGGCAGGAAGGTTGTGCCGGCTACCTGTTCGAGGCGGTGGATGTGGTCGTCACTCAGCGGTCGGCTGCCGGCGTTCTCATAGGCTTGGTTATCGAACTTTTTGAGTGACATGCCGAGGTCGGCGGCAGCGTAAGTCCGGCCACCTTCGTATGCGCCGATCACGGCGCTTACGACATCCTTTCTGCTAGCTAGAACTGGGCGTTTCATCTTCTGGTTTCTCCTTGGCTTCGCCGGCCCTACAGTTGATCAACAGCCTCAGATTCATTTGGCTTTGCGCTCGGATCGACAAGGATGCCGGGTAGCACTTCTTTGCCTATCAATCGTGAGATGTCTTTCAGGATGCTGAACGACAGCCGCCCGCGTGGCAGCGAATCTTGTCCAGCCCACCGCTGAACCACTTGAGTAACCGTGCGCGGTTCGTAGCCGTGGCTGATCGCGAACTGGCGGAAGTTGCTCCCGTTCTCGATCAGCCGCGCCTGGATCTGGCGCTTTTCCATGGCTTGGCTCATGGTTGATGTGTTCCCAGTTAGTTAAGATGTACTCATTGCGCATAAGCCTATTTACTCAATGTAAATAAATCAAGTGGTATTTATTCAAAATGCATAAAAAGTCCCTAGACGCTGTGCTTGAACGCCTAATGATGGTGTTTTCGGTCGATAGCGACAGTGAGCTCGCTCGCCGCCTGGACGTGAACCGGCAGACATTAGGGAGTTGGCGGAGCCGCCAGACCATTCCTTATGCGTTATGCGTAAGTGTAAGCGAGTCGGAAGGGATTTCTCTGGACTGGCTGCTTACCGGTGAGGGAGCAATGTTCCGGGAGCAGGGCGTTTCGCCAGGCGGAACTCGGGCCGTGAACCCCCAAGAAGAGGCCATGCTTGAGTTGTTTCGCTCCTTGGGCGATGCGGGCAAGCGGGAGATACAAAGCGCTGCTGAGGAGAAGAAACGCTTAATGGATGTTGAGCAGCGCCTCAAGGATTTGACTGAAGCCCTTGCCGATACCAAACGGCCAGCATAATCTGTACCCATTAAGTACAAAACGATTTTTAAGACATCGTTGTTCATCTGATGTTGTAAGCAAAAAATATAGAAAAAGCTCTAGATATTGAATGTATCTGAGGAAATCTAAGAGGGTATTGTATGACCAAGGATGTAGTTAAAAGGGATATTGTTAGGGTTCCGCTTGATGAGTTGCATTTTGACCCGAATAACCCTAGGTTTTCTCGTTACTTTTCGGAGGGTGACCAGCCTGTTGATAAAGTAATAGAGCGGATGATCAAGGCGGAGAATGTTCAAGAGTTGATGGGGTCTATTGGCGAGCAGGGCTATTTTTCTGGTGAGCCGCTTCTCGTTTCAAAAGCTAATGGTGCTTTATATGTAGTGGAAGGCAATCGACGACTTGCAGCATTGAAGTTGCTTTCGGGATTGATTAACCCTATTCCGCCGCTGCCGTCAATTGAGGCCTTGAAAGCTGATGCGAAGGAAACTCCTTCAGAAGTTGAGTGCATAATTTTCGAAGATCGCAAGGATATCTTACGTTATTTAGGTTATAGGCATATTACGGGGCCAAAGCGCTGGGATTCTCTCTCTAAAGCTAGATATTTGAAACAGTTGAAAGATACTTTTTACAAGGATCTTCCAGATGACGAGCAGCTTAGAGCTATTGCGAAGGAAATAGGTAGTAGGAAAGATTATGTTGCTCAGATGCTAACTGGTCTGACAGTTTTTGACAAAGCAAGCGAAGCAAATTTTTACGGCCTTCAACGTGTACAAGAGAATGATGTAGACTTTTCGGTTCTGACTACTGCTTTGTCGTATACAAATATTTCTAAATACTTGGGTTTGGAAAGTCGTACCGATATAGAAGCGCGCGGCCTAAGAGAAGATCATGCACATGATGTTTTCTCTTGGATGTTTGCCCAAGATCAACAGGGCGACACTATCTTGGGAGAGTCCAGGAATCTAAGAAAATTATCTTCTATTGTTGCGAACGAAGCGTCAGTGGAGGTTTTAAAACGCGAGAAAAACCTTGCAATCGCATACCTTCATACCGAAGGACCTGCGAACGCTTTTAGCAAAACTCTTGATGGGGCTCTGAAGAAGTTGAATGAGGCGTATGATCTTCTTCCTACGGTCGATCGCTTCTCTGAAGAAAACAAAGCTGCCCTCGCCAAGATTGAGGATCAGGCCAGTGACATTAGCCTCCTAGTCACCAAAGCCCTCAGAAAGCAAAAAATGGGGGGTGACACCAATGCATGAGGAATTGCTCCATACACTTGATGTTCCACCTAGAGAGACCAAAGGATTTCTTTGGGCCGATTATGTTGAGCTTAGATGTCTGACTAGTCAGGATGGATTATATGGAGAAGGGCACGTAGTTGACTTGGAAACTGAGTCTGAAGAGCTAATGGTGGATGTCGATCTCGACATCGAAGAGTTTGTTAGTGCTGAGGACGGTGGTGAAAAGGGCAGTGAGGATAACGTTTTTTTTCGGAATAATGAGTCCGTTGCTCGAAAGTGGGCCGATATCTGCTCTCGATTAAATTCACGAATGATATCTATGGACGGTTATTGGCCATTCGAATTTCGAGAGGGCATTTTATACAGGGCCTTTGACTCGGGAAATTCTAAACATGTCTTGTATGTCGCTCTTTTGATCGCGTCAGCGCTTCGTTACTGTAATAAAAAGCGACAAGGCGAAGTCGCCGCAAGTTTAGAAGAAATTGGCTACCATATTTTTCGTGCGATTATGCCCAAGGGGTGGGAAGTTCGACCGTTTGGGGCGCATCAGAATATTGCTAACGGGTTTGAAGGAACTCTTGCGCAAAAGCTAGCAAGTTTAGGGGCGCAAATTTATCCTACATACCTTAAACCTGCTGATGAGTTCGACGATAGGAATACTGGTGATGGCGGGTTGGATGTAGTCGCATGGCACCCATTGGGCGATGCATCCAGAGGCCATATTCCCGTTGTTTTTGCTCAGTGTGGGTGCTCTCCTGGTGACTGGGAGCATAAGCAGTTTGAATCGACCCCGGTGAACATGGAACTAAAGATATTACCTCAGCATCCTGCGTCCAGTTTTTATATTATGCCGCACGATATGCGAAGTCTGACTGGTGGGTGGGAGCGGGGTGATCATCTGGGCAGAGTAATATTACTGGATAGGCTTAGGATCATAAAATTAGCCGAGCAATACGAACTTCCTGATACTTTTCCTGGCTGGCCCTTCGTGAAAGAAGCCAGCGAAATGCGATTAGTTATTTAATCCCAGATGTCTGGTAACGCGGTCGCCACCGCCTCAAACA